ATTTACATCCTCGTAGAGGGCCACCGAAGAGGCGTCCCCATGAAACCAGGCGGCGGATGCAGCAAAAAGACCGTGGGCAGAGCCAAGAGTGGGAAGTTTATTCTCACCGACACCCAGAAGCAGATCGCTAAAGTCTCCAAGGCTTGGGACTTCGACACAGAAAAAGCCGCCCAGTTTTATGAACTCGGTGACAGTGATACAGCGATTGCCAACAAACTGAAGTGTCGCAAGCAATCTATCCTGGACTGGCGCAAGGCTACCGGGCGCGTGTCCAACTACATCCGCCGGCGGGAGGGTAAGCTATGATTTACCGCATCCGACACGTCCGTCTGAACGACGATGGACATGTCTGCTGGGAAGATCACCGGCGGACAGAGTACAAATCTGACCAGAAGACCCTGTTAGGCCAGATCATCACGCGAAAAATCAGAGGCGGCAAAACCCGGACCTACCGCGTGGAAGCTGCCAAGTTAGAACCAAAGGAGATGCTGAAATGAACGCTGTACAAGCCATCAAAGCCAAGCACGATCTTGACGCTCTGCTCAGAGCCATCGCCCCCCGCATGGAGGAAAACGTCAAAGCCCGTCGTGCCAAGGAAGCCAGCCGTCACAAGCTCAACGCCGTCATGGCTAAGGCAGGGATTCCCCTGCGGGTGCTGTGATGACCCACGACCATCCCGTGTGTCGGCGCTGTATCCGGTGTTCCAAACACTGGAATGTGAGCGCCATCGAACCAGGCCCGGACGTGTATGTCTGTCCGGTCTGTGCAAACTTTTTGGAAAGGATGCTAAAGAAATGAAAAAGACCGTAGAGATCACTCGCGAGATCATCCATGACTTCATCATGGATGAACCCAGCGACTTCGTGGATTTCTGCCAGAAGCTTTATGAGGCAGAGGTCATGGCCTATCTGGACTACCGTCAGCAGGAGTTTGACGAGTGGATTGATAGCCGCATCAGAGGGGAGGGTTAAGCATGGGGATTCCCGTTCTGGTGTACGGCAAGTCCGGCAGCGGCAAAAGCCGTTCGCTCAAAAACTTCTCTCCCGACGAGCTGGTCCTGATTAACCCCATCGGCAAACCCCTTCCCTTCCGGGGCAAGTTCAAGTGGACGCTCATCTCGGACAGCTACGCCGATATCAAGAACTGGTTGGCGAACATGCCGGTCGATACCGCAGTCATTGATGATGCCGGTTACCTTCTGACCAACCACTTCATGCGTGGCCACAGCGGCCCCAAAGGTGGCGGGAATACGTTCGACTTGTTCAACGCTATCGCGGACGAATTCTGGCAGCTCATGTCGTTCATTCAATACCAGCTCCCTGCCAACAAGATCGTGTATATCATCATGCACGAACAGGCAGACGACTATGGAAACACCAAGCTCCGCACCATCGGCAAGCTGCTGGACGAGAAAGTCTGCATTGAGGGCATGGTTACTATCTGCCTGCACTGCTTGGCAGACAAAGACCATCACTATTTCCGCACGAACTCAGACGGTGGCGACATCTGCAAGTCGCCCGAAGACCTCTTCCCTCTTGAGATTGAGAACGACCTCAAGGCGGTGGACACGGCTATCCGCGAATATTGGGGCATCGCCCCGGAACCCGCACAGGAGGCCCCCAATGGGCAGAGCTGACAGTGGCGTTGCGCGGTATGTGTTTGCCAGCGCCACGGTGAGAGTGGGGTTCCCGGTAGACTTCCGGGGGAATGTATCCCTTAGTTGCTACCAGTGCCCCTTCTACCAAAGAAACTATCGCTCTTGTGGGTTAAACAAGAGAATAGTAGCCTATCCCGAACACTATGTAGGGGACGAGTGCCCCTTAGAAATCGAAAAGGAGACTGACGAACATGAGAAAGATCAACTGGGATAACGTGCAGGAATCCACCGGCTTCTCTAACCCCGAACCCGGCGGCTACATCGCGCAGATCACCGCCGTGGAGGACGTGGAGAGCAAGGAGTATCTGCTCATCGAGTGGGAGTTCGCTTCCGGTGAGTGGAAAGGTGAGAACGGCAAGACCTACGCCCGTGCCGGGTTCTGGCCTACCCCCTATTTCGCTTCTTACAAGGAGGCTGCGCTTGGCTTCTTCAAGCACTTCAAGAAGGCTGTGGAAGAGTCCAACCGTGGATATGTATTCACCGAGGACAACGTGCAGGGCCTGCGTGGCCGCTACTTTGGCGTTGTTCTGGGTGAGGAAGAGTACCAGAAGAAGGACGGTACCATTGGCACCCGCCTCAAGGCTGTGAACTCTGCCAGTATCCAGGACATCCAGACCGGCAACTTCAAGGTTCCCAAAAAGAAGCTTCTCGGTGGTGGTGCAGTTACCTCGGCCCATTCCTACGCTTCCCCCGCTCCCGCCGCTGACCCCTTCACCAGTGACAACCCCTTCCAGGACATGACCGAGGACAAGAGCGAGTTGCCCTTCTAAGGAGGTGTTTGTATGAGCGTGAGTATCAGGCAAAGAGAGGGCTTTATCGCTATGCCGAACGACCACCTCTTTGACAGTGAGTTATCCCTTGAAGCTAAAGGGCTTCTGAGCCTGTTCTACGAACTTTCTCAGAGCGGAATCCCGTTCAACGATGCAAGAGTATTCGATCTGTCCAACAGCAAGGCAGGTGAGTTTATCTCTGCTGTCATTGAGCTTAAAGATCGTGGGTACATTGACTTTGATGTAAAACCAGAGGACTTCTTCGCAGAAGCAAGCCTTTGGATGAAGCGTCGGAGGGAATATCGTGAGTAATATCGTGAGTAATATCGTCCGAGTAGACAGAAACAAAAATTACACGACAATGGGCAACTATCACTTGCGAGACAAGAACCTGTCGAACAAGGCGAGGGGTTTGTTGTCTACCGTTCTGTCTCTACCCCCTGAATGGGACTACACTGTTCGCGGCCTTGCGGCTATTTGCAAGGATGGAGTAGACAGCATCGCTTCTCAACTCAAAGAGTTGGAACGATACGGCTATCTTACCAGAAGTCAGAGGCAGGAAACGGACGGGAAGTTCTCTGGAATGGAATATACGTTCCGAGAGCGGCCGTGTACGGGTTTCCAGTGTACGGTTAACCCCGCACAAATAAATACTGATAAAGTAAATACTGAATATATCCCCCCTGTATCTTTAGATAAATCTAAAGATACCCCCCAGAGGGGGGAACCCACTCCAAAGCGAGAGCGAAAGAGATTTACTCCTCCCAAGCTGGAAGAGGTCGAAGCTTACTGTCGGGAAAGAAACAACTCTGTCGATGCTTCCCGATTCCTGGACTACTACGAAGCAGTAGGCTGGAAGGTGGGCAAGCAGCCCATGAAGGACTGGAAAGCAGCTGTCCGAACTTGGGAACGCAGAGACGCAAGCAACGCCTCTTCCCAAGCAAAAAAAGAAGAGGCTTACCGCGCCCCGGTCTGTGTCGGGTTCGATGAGGAAGGGAGGGGCATTTACAAGTGATGAACTCAGCCTATTCCCTGGAGGCTGAAAACTCTGTGCTGGGTTCCATTCTCCTGGACGCTTCGGTTTTTCCGGGCGTTCGGGAGGCCCTCACAGCAGAGGATTTCAGCAACACCGTAAACAAGGCCATTTATAAGGCCGCTGAGGGCCTTTTCAACGCAGGTAAGGTAGTTGACCCGGTAAGCATCAAAAGGGCCGCAGAAGCGATTCTAGGCGGGTCTGAGGATGTGAATCTGAATGACTACATGCTTCAGCTCCTGGAAATCACACCGACAGCCGCCAATGTGAGCGAATACGTCAAGTTGGCGCGAGACGCTTCTATGCGCCGACAGCTTATCGAGATTGCCCGGAAGATCGAGACGTATGTAGAGAGCTACTCCCCGCCTAGAGAAGTGATCGCATCCGCTCAGAAAGCCTTGCAAGGCATTGAAAGCAACGAGAGGAACCGGGAAACCATCAGTTTCTCCGATGCTCTGACTGACTTCCTGGTCCTTCAGGACGAGATTCAGACCGGTGTATGTTTATTCATAAAAACTGAATATAAATACATTGACAGAGTGCTTGGAGGTGGCTTGCTCAACAGCGGTTTCTACCTGCTGGCAGGCCGTCCGGGTATGGGTAAGACCACGCTGGGCTTGAACATCGTCCGTAAGGTAGCGAAGAAGGGATTGCCGGTGCTGTTTGTTTCTCTGGAAATGTCCAAAGAACAGATCACGCAGAAGCTTCTAGCTCTGGAAACCGGCCTCTCCACGCAGGAGCTTGTCGGAAAGATGGACGCCCAAGCCGTGGACAGGGTGACAGAAGCGGTTACGCAGATACACGAGTTACCGCTCACTTTGAACCAAAAGACGGACGCTACGGTATCCGATATAGCAAACATGGCTCGCGCTGTGAAGGGGCTAGCTTTAATATGTGTGGACTACGTAGGTCTGATTGAACCAGACGACAAACGTGCAAAGCCTTATGAAGGTGTGTCTCAGGTATCCCGTGATCTAAAGCGTTTAGCCATGCGTCTGAATATCCCTATTCTGGGTCTAGCACAGTTAAACCGGGAAGTTACTGGCCGTAGCGACAAACGTCCTCTGATTTCTGACCTTCGTGATTCCGGCAGGTTGGAACAAGATGCGAACGGGATTATCTTACTGCACAGACCAGATTACTACGACCCAAACTACAAGCACGATGGAATCTCTCCTGTGATTCTAGAGGTTGACATTGCTAAGAATAGACACGGCCCCACCGGTAAGGTAACACTGGACTACTACCTGACCAACGGCCGGATTCTTTAGGAGGTACCATGCTATTTGTCATTCCCCTGCCCCCCGTGACCAAAAAGAACTCGCAACGCATCATCAAGGTCAACGGGCGGCCTATCATTATCCCGTCGGCTAAATATGTAACCTATGAGCGGGAAGCTATCAAGTGCTTGCAAGCCTATTTCGGCGGCAAAGAGCCGCCCAAGATCGACTACCCTTGTAACGTAAAGTGTGAGTTCTACATGCCCACCCGCCGCCGGGTAGACCTGAACAACCTGCTCGAAGCTGCGACGGACGTGCTGGTTCGTGCCGGTATCCTGGACGATGATAACAGCCAGATCGTGGCATCCCACGATGGAAGTCGGGTGTTCTACGACAAAGAGAACCCGCGAACGGTCATCAATATCATGAGCCTAGGCGTGGATTTTGTACCCGTCCACACCGTCCGTATCCAGAAGGAGGAAAACCAATGATCAAAATCAAGAAAAACTGCACCCTGCAAACTACGTGGGCGGAGTTGAAGGACAATATTGAGTCCGCGTCTAACCCACTGAATGTCGGCGATGAAATCGACATTGTGCTGAAAACTGGCGAAAAAGTCACGCTGGTGTGTGAACGTGTAGGGCACAGAAGCGCAACGTTTTTTACCCAAAATCTGCTTGAAGATACTCATTGCATGAATGAGAATTGGAAGGCCAAAAACGGTGAGCAGTTGAGTACGATGGAGGCATATCTGGGCAAGCTCTTCCGCTTGTTGCCTGACGATTTGCAAGAAGTTGTAACTGAGCCGCTCCGATTGTTGCGGGAGAAGGAGGTTTTTGGAGAAAACCAATACGGAAACCCGGAAGAATGCGAGCAGTTGCCTCGATACCGGAAACTAAAAAACCGCGTGAAACGCCTGAATGGAGTTCCGTTTTCATACTGGTTGGCGTCCCCGTATGCGAGCAACTCCACGTACTTCCGCTATGTGCGCAGCGACGGCAGCAGCAACTACGCCACCGCCAGCTACAGCTATGGCGTGTGCTTCGGCTTTGATATTTAATCAAAAATCTAACAATCGCGGGGCCTTTGTGCCCCGCATGGGAGGGAGAGAAAAACAAATGAATGAACTGAATCAATACGGTATTCTGTCGGGCAACGAAATCCGACAGCGCATGTCCAAAGGGGATATCATCATCCACCCCTACAACGATCAACAGCTTGGCCCCAACAGCTACAATCTGTGTTTGATGGACCGGATGCTGGTGTACACGGAGGCGGTGTTAGACCCCAAACGGGACAACCGCACGCGAGAGATCATCATCCCGCCGGAGGGTTATGTCTTAAAACCTGGGCGCGTGTACATCGCGTCCACAGAGGAATGGACCGAGACTCGAAACCTGGTCCCCATGCTGGTAGGCCGCTCTTCTGTGGGGCGGTTGGGACTGGCTGTACACGTTACAGCAGGTTTTGGGGATATCGGCTTCCGGGGCCGTTGGACGCTGGAGCTGGCAGCCACAGAGCCGGTGCGTATCTACCCCGGCATGGAAATTTGCCAAATCTACTACCACACAATTTGCGGCGTGATTCTGGATGAATACGCTGGAAAATACGTCGGCCAGCAGGCGGCTACCCCGTCCCGGCTGTTTCAGGAGATGGGGGATACAGAATGAAAGATTTACACACCCTGGACAAATACCGCGACCGGAATTTTGAACGCCAATACTACGGCACAAACGGAGATGCTGGAAACAGCGTTTTCCGGGTGCCTGCTGGTGGCAGGATGTTCAACATTGTAGCATCCAACGGCGGCGGCTGGGAACATGTTAGCGTGTCACCGGCCAACCGGAAGCGGAAGAGGGCTCCTACATGGGAGGAAATGTGCGAAATTAAGCGCATGTTTTTCTGGGAGGATGAGACGGTGGTAGAGTACCACCCCGCCAAGGCGGACTATGTGAATCTGCATCCCCTGTGCCTACACCTCTGGCGGCCTACGGGGGTGGAGATGCCTAAGCCGCCGAAAATTTTTGTGTGAGGGGGAGAAAACGAATGGATAATAAAATTCGAGAATTTGCACTTCGCGAAGCTGAACGAAACGCAAAATTGGTTTGGAATCGAGCTTGGGAAGCTGGATACAACAGGGCACGAGAAGAGTATGCAAACATCCGTGATGGTGAAGCTATTATGGAACCGCCAACAAAAGAGCAGCGGGAGGAATACGGAAACGACCTCGTTGGCTGGTGTTCCCGTTGCTCCAAACCGTTCAACGGGAGCTGGGCTGGATTGATAAATTTCTGCCCATGGTGCGGCAGACCGATTCTGCGGAAATTAGGTGAGGTAGATGTTTGAGTATATAGAATTTCAATCCACCCTCCCCGTGTGGGGAGGGACGTGTCGATTTCAACACGGTTAAAAAGGAGAGCAAAATGAATATCCCGGATAAAATGAAATGTTGGGGAGATTTCCCAGCCATGGTAGGCTATGCTGCCTGCTATGAAGCCCTTGCAGAGGAGTGCATGGAGTTGGCCTACTGCGCCCTGAAACTCGCCAGAGTTTTGCGGGGAGATAACCCGGTTAAAGAGGGCGGAAGGAGCTACCTGGATAAGTTGGACGAAGAATACACAGACGTCGTTTCTTGCGCTATTGCCCTGGAACTGAAACCCAATGCGGATATATCCGTTTGGAAGTGGGAGAGACACAAGCAGCGGCTGGAAGAAATGGAGGGGAAATAATGGAAGTGCAGCACAACACGTGCCCTAAATGTGGGTGTAACCGGCTTGATATCTTTGCGGTTATGGATAAAACCGGAGATCATGTGTGTGTCGGATGCAAAAAATGCAGATTCAAAGGCCCGTTAGTAAGAACCAAAGCAGAAGCCTGGCTGTCCTGGGATATCGCAATGAGCATTATTAAGCAAATGGAAAAGGAAGGAGACGCAATGAAGAAGCACGAACCATGCCCCGTTTGTGGCGAAGCGAACGTGGAAGTCAAGGAGGGTGATATTCGCGGAGAGCACGAATTCCGCGCTGTTTGCGGAAATTGCGGTTGGTCCGGTCCTGCTTACAACAACCTGAACGATGCGTTGTTGCGCTGGGACGACATAGCCAAGCAAATTCGCAGACATGCAGATTCAAAAAGGACGCCAGAAAACGTAGATGTGGTCAAGCACATTGATGCAGTTCTTATGATGAACGCTGAAAAGAAGCGTGCAGAAAAGAAAAACGCTACGCGCAAGGAAATTTTGGATGCCGCCGCAACCTGCGTCTGCAAAGAGCGAAACGATCAGTATGGGGAACCAGAAGATTGTTTCCAGGATATCGCCAACCTCTGGGCAGCTTACAAAGGAACCAACTTCGACTCCTTTGACGTGGCTATGATGATGTCCCTGTTAAAGGTGGCACGAGCCAAAGCGAACCCTCAGCACACAGATAACTACATCGACCTCTGCGGCTATGGAAGCATTGCCGGGGAGTTAGCGAACAAGGAGGAAAACGAATGAAAATCTTTATCTCTCAACCCATGCAAAACAAAACCGACGCCGAAATCCTGGCAGAACGGGAGCGGGCTATTAAGGCTGCTAAAACCAAGTGGGGTGCTGGTGTGGAGGTCCTGGAGAGTTTCTTCCAGGACGCTCCCGTCGGAGCAAAGCCGTTGTGGTTTCTGGGCGAAAGCCTGAAAGTTATGGCGGACGCGGATGCTGTGATTTTGTGCCCTAATTGGTGCCTCACAAGGGGATGTATCGTCGAAGCTGCCGCCGCTAACAGGTATAATATTCCGACATTCGTGATGGTGGATGGGGTTTTGCGCTGATAAAAACGCGGAACATGTGCAAAAAATGCACAAGTTGGAAAGGAGAACCAATGATCGAATTTGAACACACAGAGGTAGTGGGCTGGGAAGCCGCTATCCGGGGGATGAGAAACCCTCATAACAGCTGGGATAAGTCGGATAGCAAATACCTGCGCCAAGAAGACGGGCATATCATCGCAAGCCGCTACGAAGTCGGCCCCAACGACCACGACTTAATGATGCGCCTGGTGAAAGCTGGCACCGACCACCGCAAATTTATGCGGATGATCGTGGTGTATGTGGATGTTACTGCGCCGCTGTATTGGTGGAAGGAGTTCAAAACGTATCGCGCTGGGAAAAGGTGGGGAGATGAAGAACCGGATGCGTTTGTTATCCCATCGGATTACTTGGAGTACGATATTGAAATGAACTCCTGCTCCACGATGCACAGTATCCACAAGAAACCGTTCTGCTTGAGCGATTTCAGCTGGGAGGACCTCATGGATTACTGGGAGTACCCATTCAGTTTTAATGCTGATTACCCAACAAAAGTTTTGCTTGATACAATTGATGTGATAAACAAGTGCCGGGAGATGTACCTCGAAACGGGTAAAAAAATCTGGTGGCGACAGATGATTCAGCTTCTTCCAAGCAGCTATAATCAGAGAAGAACTCTGATGCTTAACTATGAAGTGCTTTCTAACATCTACCACGCCCGAAAATGGCATAAACTCATCGAGTGGAGTGAGTTTTGTCTCTGGATTGAAGACCTCCCCTACTCCGAACTCATCACGGGAAAGGAGAAGCTGAATGACTGACGAACGAGTGAGACGGGAAAGACGCCGTGTTAAGCGTCTGGCTGCTGGACTGTGTGCGAAATGCGGGAAGTTGCCACATAGGCCCGGCGTCCAAACCTGTGTTTCTTGTTTTGAGAAACAAAAGGAGATGGACAGGAAAAAATACCTGAGAAAGACAGCAGAAAAGGAACTGGCAAGGAGAGAATCAGAAAGACCTAACACTATCTGTATCGACTGCAAGCATGCAGTCCCCACAGCGGACGGCAAGTATGGCTGTGAGTGGTCACGATCGTTCCAGCCGGTCACTGGTTGGGTGGCTGTGCGGCGTGATCTGAAAGTACAGGGAGGAGCCGGGAAAGTCCATCTCTCCCTGTCGTACAAAGTGGAAAGCTGTCCCAAGTTCATCGAAGGATAAAAGAAAGGGCCGCCCGGTGTGGGTGGCCCTTCTTGTTATTTTCCGCTCTTTCTTTCCTTTTCAACCTTTGCTTTGGCTTCTGCCCAAGATTTCTTCCAGGGATTCGACCGTCTAGAGTTGATATAGTTGTAGTAGGCTTCACGTTCTGCGTCTGTGGCATCCACAGACATAACGGTGTCATAGATGCCATTATAAGAGTTCGTGTTGTACTGTTCCCCGGCAGATGCAAAAGCCTGTTTCTTGTCATCAGAGAGACTATTAAGGGCCTGTTCGCCCTTCTGTCTCTGGGGTTCCTTGGCCGCCTGTTCTTTAGCAACTTCGCTCCAAGTTTTATCCATGTTTGCGTTTTTAGTCGCGTTCCACATTTTTTCCTGTTCGGCAGGGTCACTGGTAGCTTTCTTGATTCCTTCGTACAGCTCAGCTGCGGAGTAACTTCCGTTTCCGTCAGTATCAAAGCCCTTCTTGGCTTCCAGCAACGCCTGAATTTCTTGTGGGGTATCGTATCCGGCACTTTTTGCTTTCTGGTATGCGCCGGAATCTGCCGGAATCATGCTCCAGAATTTCACCTGGTCAAGCACATAATCCTTCTGATCTTGTGAAAGGTCAGAACGACCATTGACATAATCTTCCCACATGCCTTGCTTAATGCTTGCTTTAGCATCGTCGCCAGCTTCATCCTCAATGGCAGACTTGTAAGCATACAAAGAAAGGAAGCGTTCCTTAGAAAGTCCTGCCTCACTTTGGGCGTTGTTCGCCGCTTCATACCACTTTGCAAAGTCAGAGGTATCGCCGCCAGCAGCCGCTTTGCCGCTGTTCTTGGCATACTCATACGCTTTATCAATGAACTTGGCTTTCTGGTCGTCCGTCAAGTTCTGGTATTCCTGGGTGCCGATAAAGTTCTGCATGATCTCATAGGCAGTGCTGCCCTGTTCCTTCTGCCGCTTCATCCACTGTTCAGCGGTCATGCGGTTGCCGTCGAGCTTTCCGGATTTCTGGACTGCGCCGGGAAGCATGCCCTCATAGCCTGCGTCGTTCAGGCGCTGAAGCTCCTGCTCTACGTTGCCACCACTCTTTTTGGCAATGTAGCCAGGAGAGACGAAGTTCTCCAGAGCACGCAGAAGAACGTTGTCGCTCCCTACATCGTTGTGGCCCCATACGTCCAGATACTCCGGCATCTTCTGCGACAGGCCGGGGATTTTGGCTCCCTGCCGCTGTAAGAACTGCTGGATTTCTTTCGGTACCTTGCTGTTGGCATCAGCGAAGGTGGTGCGGCGGATGGGGTCGATGGTTCGTGCCACCTGCCCCAATGCTGTTGGAACAAACTGACCTGCATAGTTCGTTGCCACGTTTGCCAGGACGCCGTAAATCGGGTCTTGCTGGTTGTAAGCAGCGGATTTGATGGTAGAGGATACACCGGAGAGCATCGTCATTTGCATGAGCGGCTCAAACATCCGGCCTACCGCGTTCATCGCCGCCTTGGTGAAGCTAGCTTCCTCATCCTTGGTCTTAATCGCGTTCCAGAACTCTGCGCCAATGAACATAGGGACAACAGCAGGGGCCGCCCAGTCAATGGTATAGCTGTAGTCTCCGATGTTGATGGCGTAGTTCTGGCTGCCCATGGCAGCGTCAAACCCGGCCTGTTTATCATCGTCATCGCCGCCGACGGTCAAGATGCCGTTGGCAAACAGAAAAGCACCAAGAACAGCCAAACCGGAGCCGTTCAAACCGGCACCCAAGTTGTCACAGAAATCAGCAGCTGTGATATCACCGTTTCGCAGTTTTTTTGCGTCGGAAGTGATGGTCTTAACCAGTCCAGCAGGAGAAAACTTCACAGCGGTCTTGGCAATGTTGATGGGTACACGCTTGAAGGGGAACGTGCCGCCGATAAGGAACTGACCGACTTTGTTGGAAGCTTCCATCTGTGCCAGTTTGCTTGCCAGTTCGGAATACTGCTGGAAGGTGGCTTCCAGGGCATCGTCAATGGCGTGGGTGCGCGCCTCTTGCAGCACATTTTCCGGAACGCTGTCCAGGTTCTTGCCGTAGCCCCGCGCGGTCAGGAAGTTTGCCATGCTGTCGATGTAGGTGCTGCGCTTAAAAAGCATGTCTTCCAAATCCAGGGCTTTGGTGTTGAAGTTGGACAGCTTGTGCATCGGCTTCATAGCGGTGTCTACAGCACGCCAAAAAGCGTTCTTCTCCCGCTTGTTCGCGTCCACAGTGAACGCTTTCTCCCGCACCCTCTGCATGATTTGGCCGGTTTCAGAGGTTGTGTAGGGGTTGCCGGTCAAGAGGTCTTTGTTTTTATTGAAGTCCTCTTTGGCAAAACGGTGGGCTTCCATCGTTCCCACGCCGGTTCTCGTGCGCTTGGCTGCGTCCTTGATGAAGATGTTCTGCAACAAGGCGGAAGTTGCGTTGCTGCTGCGAGATACGCCCTGCATCAGAATGTTGCCAGCCACGTTTCTGATGTGCGTTCTGGGGTTGCCCAGCATAGCGAAGTAACGCCAAGCGTCCATACGCATCACGGTGTCTTTCGGGACCCGGTCTGCCACATAGTCATATATGGCGTCAATGGCAGCGTCCTGCTCTTCCTGCGTCTCGGCGTTGACTAGTTGCTGTGCCAGATCGTCCGGCACGGTGATATCCTGATAAGACAGGTCTGACAAGTCGGACGGATTCTTTCCCTTGGTTGCTGTTTTGTTGTTCTTGTTCCGCTTCTGCATGTTCTGGTTCAGCTTGTCAACGGACTTTCGGATGTAGAACAACTTGCCTTCCGGGGTGGCTTTTTTCAGCAGGCGCAGAGCGTTGACGCCGCGGCCCAATTCGGTGCCGAAAGCAGCAATTTCACCGGCAAGCTGGCTTGCGGTGCGGCTGTCCCCGGCTTGTTCTGCCGCTTTCATCATCATAATGCCGAGAGCAATGTCATCATCTGTGACGGCTCTGTCTCCGTTGACGACCTCTTCCCACAGAGCCATAGACTTGGCAGCGTTTTGCGGGGTGCTTAAAGCGTCGATGGCGTGCCCAGCCAGTTCGTCCATCTTCTTGGGGGTGTAGGAAAATTCGCCGTCTACCACGGCCTTTTGCAGCAGCTCCACGGTCTTATCACTCGTGACGCCTGCTTCCATGGCGGTTCTGGCAAACTTGCGGACGCGGTCACTGCCGGTCATGCTTTGTGGCACGTCCACCAGGCGGGCAGGGTTCTCGCCCGGTTCAATGGTTCCGTAACGGTTCATAGCCTGGGAGTAGGGGTCAAACCCGGCTCTCGCAGAACCCAAGCTGTCGCGTAAGCCAGGGTCTGTATACTGCGGTTCGATTCGAGCGCTGCGAATTGGTTCCCCTCTTCGTTGCAGTCGTTCGTTTCTGCGTCTGATAGCGTTGTACTCGTCGAGAAGCTGACCTTCCGTCATTTCCCTGCTGTCGATCACATCCTGGAACTGTGCCTTGTATTCGTCAAAAGTCGCAGGGATTTCATCTGTACTTTGCTGAACTTGCGTATCTTGCGTTTGAGCCTGAGATTGAGCTTGAGATTGAGGTTCAAATTGAGCCTGAGATTGAGCTTCCGGTTCTGTATCCAATATAGCTTGAAGATTTTCACGTTCTTCTTTGATCTCTTGCAGATTGTTAAGAAGATTTTCTTGTTCATTGGAAAGCCGAACTGCATTTTCCATGTTACGCTCTTCAAACATTGCTTCCATGTTTCGCTTGAGCATAGCTCTTACGTTGTTTTCCATATCGTCCAGATAAGGAAGCAACCGTTCAGCGTCAGCACGTGTACGTTTCACTCTTTCAGGTTGGTTTTGTACAAGATCACCGGTATTTTGAGTTTGCCCATTCTGTTCTTGTTCCTGAGCAACAGGAGTTGGGTTTTCATTTTCCCGTAAAAGCTGTTCTTGCTGTGCCTGGACTTGTTGCCGGTAAGCCTGTTGTGCGGCTTCCAATCGCTCTTTTGCGCTCCGTGTAGGTTCCTGCACGGGTTCCGCCTCTTGCGTTCTTGTTTGCAGGTCGGGGTGGAACGGAACATTCAAACGTGCTTCTAGTTCTTCACGTTCGTTTGAGATTCTTGCTCTTTCCGCAGTGATCTCATTTTGCTCATTGATAGCTTCTTGCATTTCTGCGTCTGTTTTCGCAGAAAATGCGCGTTTGTTTGCGCTTTTGAAACGTTCGTTCAATTCCTGCTCTTGTTCGTTGAGTTCCAAAAGCCGTTTGCGCTGCCACCTTTTCTCTGCAACTTGTTCTTTTACGGTTGGTTTCTGTTCCTGCACCTGAGAAGCGCGAATCAGCGGGTTCGCAGATTCCTGTGTGGACTGCTCCTGAATGGGTCTAGGAGCTTCTCCGACCGTTGGGGTGGGTGTAGTGTCTTCCGTGGGAGAGGGGATGCTTTCGGGCGTTCTACCTGTACCAATGGCGCTGCCGATCACATGACCGCCTGCACCAAACGCGGCGCCGGAAATCGCACCAATGGCGGCGTTTTCAGCCAAGTCGGAAAGGCTGAACTTCGCTTTGGGGTCTCTGGCTGCTTTGTCTGCCAACCAATTCATGGTGTAGGAAGCGGATTCTTCTGTTGCTTCAATGCCTGCCTGCTTTGCCACCGCCTTGATAAAGTTGGTGCCACCGCCCCCCTTGACCAACTTGAGCAAGCTATCCATGGGGATTTTCTCGGTGAACGCTTCGATACCACCGGAGACAAGGCCACGAGCAAACGCTTCCTGTGCAGAAACCCTGTTGTCCTGCTGCAGTTCACCAGCCTTTTGACCAGCAGCCAGAGCGCCCATGCCGCCCAAGGAGATTGCTTGTCCTGCACCCGGAATGACATTAGCGGCCAGGAAGGGAGCCATTTGCAGCATGGAGATACCGGCCTTGGTCAGCAACTTGCCGCCACCGGTCTTGGCGTTGTTCACCAGGTCTTCGGTTGCCTCAGAACTGGCGCGAAGGGCCTGCATACCGGGTGTATCTGCGCCGATGTTCTCTTTCGCTTTGGCATCGTTGGCCTCGCCCCGCATCTTGGCTGCCTTTGCGTTCAGACGGATTTTCTCCCGTTCGTCCTGTTCCTTGTTTGCTTCATGTTGAAGGTATTCAGCGGTGTATTTCTTGGACTGGTATTCCGGGTCATAGCGGTTCTTAATGGCGTTCTGGGTGGATTTTCGTGCTGTTTCCAGCAGGGTCAAAAAACCGCCCTTCAAGCCCTGCCCGACAGCGGTTCCCCACTTCTTGTTCTGCTCTTGTTCCCATTCGTTTGGAGTATAGATCGGACGTCCGTAGGCGTCCGTGTTTGGGTTTGTTACGGGTCTATCTTCGGCGAATTTGTGGTACGCTTCTGACCGTTTATAGTCATAGCTACTTGGTTCCAAGCGCACTTGTTGGCCCATCTGGGCGGCTTGCTTCATCAGCTCTTCGTCTCCGGTTTTCTGCCCGAATTCATAGAGTGATTTGGCAACTCGCAGATTTTTGCGTCCACTGTCGGACATACCCGCATATTCATCTTGCCTTATTTCGGGCGTGGTGAAGTCAGAGCCGCTTTCACCGCCGGAATAGCCCTCAGTCATGCGGATACGTTCCGCCTGCGCATGGGCCTCCGCCTGCATCTGTTTGCCTTTCTGGGTGTATCCTTGGTCGATCAGGCGCTGTCCCTTGTCCCAGGCGTCCTTCCAGACTTGCACGTCGTTTTGGTCTTCCTCAGAGAGGTTCTTTGTGTCAGCGCCAGAAAGCAGAGTTTTAGAACCTCCGGTATAGCGGTTCTCTTCAAAGGCTTTCTTGTAGTTCTTCTCTGCTCTCCGGGCGCTGGAAAGCGTCTCAGAAAACAAACGCTTGTCTGCGTCCTCTCTGGAATAGTTGTCAGCTTGACCGGTCTGTGCCTTCCGTGAGCGACGGCGAAGCGCTCCCATGGGGGAGTTGTTGCGGTCATTCTCGGCTTCCAGTTCCCTCTTGGCCTGGTCTGTTGCCATGATAGCAGGCCGTTTGTGGCTGTCGCTGAGTGTGGCGGACATGATTCGCGCATCCCGGTTCATGGGTTTGGGCTGGTTCCCGGATTTGCTCCCCTTATTCCCGGATTTACCACCATTGCGATTCCAAGAGGATTGCACGGTTTTTGTCTTGTTCTTCCCCTTCCCGGAATACATCTGCGTATAGGTAGGAGTTTCTTTCCGCAAATGGTCCATTGGGGAAGAAAGAACGGTGTTTTTGTCTGCCTTTTTGTTCCTCCGGGCCATTATACCGAAATTTTTGTTTTCCAAAGACGCAGTGCGAGAAGGGTCCGACTTAATGTGATAGGCGGGACCTAGCTTTTGCCCGTCCCTTGTTCTGTCTTTTCTCTTCGCCATGGATAAGCCCCCTTCTTAGTGATACTGCATATACAGTGCTGCGTTGGGATTCAAAGCCAACCAGCCGCGGCGCATGTTGTTGACCTGGTCAGAGCTGAAGCCAAGCTTCAAATACCCGGAAAAGTCTCCGTACTTTGCCATGTCCTGTGCCTTTTGCAGGGTCATTTCCTGGTTGTACTGGTGGGTGTCCTTGTTGAAGCCTGCAATGTCCACGTTCAAGTTAGCCTGGTCTTTTGCCACGTTCACCAGGCTCTCAGCGGCTTTCTGGTACTCCTGAAGCAGGGCGGCAGCACGCTCGTACTCATTGTTTGCAATGGCCTCCGCAATGCTGTTCTGATACTCCACGTACAGGCTGGAAAGCTGCTGCTGGACTTTGGTCAGGGCGTTGGCTTCGTTCGTGCGCAGGGTACTCATGTTGCTCTGAAGCTGGTTCCCCATGGCAAGTGCCGCCTGAGAGCCGTTTCCTGCGTTCATGCCGGTGTAGGCCGCGCTCTCGTTGAAGTTCTGCTGCTGTTTCAGTGCCTCTGCCGCGATTTGGTTCGCCTGCGCCTGGTAGGTGCCGGGAATCTCTTTCATCGCGTTTTCCAGCTCCATGCGGCTTTTATCGTAGGAGGATTGCAGAGCGGCAAGAGCTTTGTCTTTCTGCGCTTCGTAGAGGTTGTTTACATAGTCCACCTGGGGCTGATAAGTGGGTAGGCCGATCTTGTTTAGTGTGTCCTCTTCCTGCTTCAAGGGAAGATACTGGGAGCCGTCGTTGCCGCCGGAGTAGCCATAGGCGGAACGGATTTCTTCTGCCGCCGTGTGAACTCTGTCCATAGTGGTCTTGTCGCCCCGTGCTTTGGCAAGCTCGTACTGCTGCTGCAACGACTTAATGATGTCAGTATCAGAGGCAGAGACGTTTGCATCGTGATAGCTGCCGATGGAGTTGTAGGAGCCGTAAGGGCCGGTGCTGATACGCAGAGACCAAAGGCCTGTTGCCGGGTTATAGGTTGCCCCAGCCGTGCCGGGGCGAACCACCTTATAGTTGCCGCCAGCAGTGACAACAGTATCCCCGATCTTTGTCCCGGCGGGTGCGTTCCCGTCTGCTCCGACATTCCAGGTCTTGTTTCCACCTGCGTTCCCACTGTTGATTTTCGTAGACCACAAGCCGCTTGCCGGGTTGTAAGTGGCCCCGGCGGTGCCGGGGGCGACTACTCTGTAATCGCCGCCTGCCGTGTGGACGGTGTCACCGATTTTCGTCCCGGCAGGGGCGTTTCCGTTCTGCCCAACGTTGACGACCCGATTTCCACCGGAAGAACTGCCGCCGGAAGAACTGCCGCCACCGGTGGAACCGCCGGAGCTGCTAAAACTGCCGGGAACCGTGTAAATTCTACCGCCCTGGTTGATCGTTGTGGAGCCGTCCTTGTTTTTCGTCCAGGTGGAACCATCCCCGCCGGTCATGGTGCTTCCAGCGGAAGCTCCACTGATAAAGTTTTTGCCCTTATCGGAGCCAATGTTATAGGTTCCTCCATTCGAGGAAGTACCGGTAATGTTTGCCATACTCGTTCCCCTTTCTCTTTCCTGTGTTCAAGTAGGCCCCCGTCCGGCTTTGGGCGGGGGCCTTTGCGTTCATCTGTTTCGTTCCACGCGGTCGATTTTTTCTCGAACCTCCATGCTCCATGCGTCGATGTGTGCTTTCATCTCGTCCCACACCGTTCTGGTTCCTCGCACGTGTTCCGCGTCGTCGGTGTCCAGGATGATGTCAGCGATGCGGCATAGGTTCTTTGCGTGGGAAAGCTCCTGCTTTGCCATGGACAGGTAAAGGTCTTTTGCTTCCCCGTTCTTGGCGTAGATCGCTTCCTTGGCATACTTCTGCGCGTCCGAGACTTCGTCCAGAGCCGCGTCATACTTTGCCATGATTTTAGTTAAGTGTTCCAGATGTTCCATGTCTAAGCCTCCTTGATATAGCGGTACAGCTTGTCCAGGTCTTCCTCAGAACACTTGAAACCAGCGATGCTGACCGGCCACTTGCCCTGCGCGTGGTTCTTGACGGCGGTGTACGCTTTGTCCACGTCCACCTGCTCCCCATCCACCAGACAGAGCATAGCGCCCAAGGGGTGCTTGAGCATTGCCTCGCTCTTCCCTTCCAGGAACAGAGCGGCACCGGCACCGAATAAAATGCCTTGCCATTTAGGAAGGGTAGGAACCAGCTCCCGATCCACGAACGCCGCTACACCGCGCTTTACTTTCTCGATAGATTCCATGTCAGTACCTCACAGAAAAGAGAAAGGGGGGCGATTGCCCCCCATAGTCGTTGTTACGCGCCAGCAGCTGCCGCCGCAGTGGGAGCAGTCCAGGAATTCTTTGCAGGCATCGGCTCAGGACAGACACTGGTAGCCGGAATCACCAGCTTGGTCAGGCCCTGGAGCTGGGCAACCTGCGCCTGCAAGCAGGAAATGGTTGCGCCGGTGGTGCCGTTCAGAACTGCCTGGTTCATGTTGATGGCGTACTGCTCATCCTTGTTCTTGCCGATCAGGTCGCGCAACTCACGGTCACGCCGGTCAAGAGTGGTGTAAACATCGACCATCTTCTGGTCGATGTAGGCGTTTGCCTTGAGCAGGGAGATTTCGGCGTCCTTCGCCCCGATCTCCTGGGTCAGGTTCAGCTCATAGCGGTTGACAGCGGTGTTCTCGCTGCAAGTACAGTTGCCAGCACCAGCCATTCTGGCCACGCCCCAGCCGCCATTGAGCAGGCCCAGAGCGGTGCCAGCGATGCCAAGGCCCAAGCCGGAACCAGCCACACCTTTAGAAGCATATTCGCGTTCCATGTTATTTTTCTCCTTCGCAGTTTATTTAGCTCGCCCAAGTCCGCGCGTCAACCTAGGTCTGCCATTACTCACAGTATACACCATATACAAAAAGTATACAAGTCTTTATTGTGCGTATTTCTCGACATTTCTTGCAGAGTGTTGGCCACCGAATGAACGGGGGCCTTTGTTTATTCCTGGTAGGCTTCCCACCCCGCCGGGTAGGCATCCGGTGCCCACACGTTGCTGTCGATGGTCGAACGATACAGCTTGCCTTTGTAGCTTACGATATCGCCCTTGCTGTAGGCATCGGTAGCACCCAACGGCTGAACCCACTCAGGATAGCCGCCGGACGTTACCCCGATTTTTTTATACAGGCTGGTTGCCGTATCAGGGGGCCACTGTTCAGCGGATGTGTGGGCCTGTAATACCTGGTAAAGTTGGGGGTCTCCTACGGCGTTGGTGCCGTAGGAAAACACATCCTTGATTTTGTAGGCGTGACCTACCTCGTAGACGGGGAACACAGTTGGAACCTCTAATAAGGTCTGGGCGTGTTCCTCCGGGTCGAGCGTGGACAGGAAAAGCTGAATAGCCCGTCTCAGCTCCCGCACCGCTTGCAGTTTATCCATTTTTGTTCGCCTCCTCCCCGAGCAGAGCAGCTAGCAGCTCCTCAACAGTCACAGGCTTCTCCGGCTCCACATCCGGGTGCTCTGCGTTGTAGGCGTCCAGCGCCTCCTGATCCACCGCCAGCGCCGTCACAGTGCCGTCCTCAACGGTCAGGGTGCAGAATCCCATGGTGTCCAGGTAGTCGGATAGCAGGGTGTCGGGCAGGGTGATGCAGTTGGGGAATGGTTGCCCCATTGGGTTGCCGTGGTTGGGGCCGGTTGGGTTGATGTAGTACATGATTGACCTCCTTTCTTTATCCAATGACCAAAACCGAATATTTCACGCCCTTCGCATTACATACATAGTCATTTGCGGCATCGGTGTTGTACCAGGAATAGGAGCAACCGTCTTCGCTTATTTTTCCGAACGTACTAACACCGTATGATTGTGACGAATACGCGCCGTTTCTATAAAATGCCGCATAGTTTGTATACTCCGTTTTTAGGTCAGCGGCGTTAACCATCAGATTGCTATTATCAGCATAATACGCACCGGAGTACAGCATAATCATAGCTTTTATTCTAAACGGTGCGGTTATCGTTATTGGATTTGCGGCCCCATATACCCCGACTCCAATATAGCTCACAACCTGCACCCTCGCTTTATCCCCCAGCTTTCCCAGGTACTCGATAGTGGTGGCAGCGGGGATAGCGGGGTAGCCGGTGACGGGTTGGTAGCGGTCGATGGTGACCCATCTCGACGAGCTACTGATAGCGCTTATTATCTCCACGCCTGTTTCGGCAGACGCGGGGATATAAACAATTTGGTCCGGCAACCTGTACGCAGACCCAGCGCTACTGGAAACGCCATATCTAGTCAATAAGACGAATTTTCCGAGGAGTTCAGTTGCGGCAGAATTAAAACTCTGGTTGGTCTGCGGGGAACTCAACGATACGCTGCCTGTATCGGAAACAGAGAGAGAACTTGAAACGTTGAGCGCCGTGTCGGTGTTTCCACTGCTGCCACGCCCAACGATAAACTTTCCCGTCACCATATCCCCCAACGTATACCCCGCCTCCTTCGCATCATCTCCCTCCTGATACGCATTGGGGTTTGTTGATACAGGGTAGGTGGTGGTTGTTCCGGCGGGGATTTCGGGAGTTACAGGATAACCGACCACTTTCTGTGCGGCGTTGAAATAGCTAGGGGTTCCGCTGGATAATATGCCATAGGTAAATGTAGTTCCAGATGCTACATAGTAAACAACATTACGTTCAATGTTAATTGTTCCTCGATTTGCATACGAATCATCTGTTACGGAGAAAAACCTATTTCCGCTTCCGATAATATTATCAACGGATATAGTTCCATTACCAGAGACAATGACATCCTTGGTTTCAGGGGATACCATGGAAACATTGCCAGCTGAATCAACAGATACCGTCTTGCTAACGCTTAACCTGTATATCCACGCCGAATTACTACTATCGGTTGGTGTCAAAAACGCTGTTTTTGTGGCAGTTCCTAGATTATACCCAGCAGGCACCTCCGGCGTTGGTTCCGTCGTCACCACCGTCTTCCTCCACACATGCAAATCCCCCGCATGTGCCAAAGCGTTGAACATGTCATTGGGGGTGGCGGAAGAGGGAAGGCCGATGATGGGAGGGGTGGTGGGTTTGAGGATGTCTCCTACTTTGCTGTTGAGCAAACTCAGAGGAACAGGATGGTTGCTCGCTGTGGGCGACAGGATGGAGAGAGGACCGGTCATTGTTCCGCCTGCGAGAGCAAGGTAGTTTTTCAGTAGTTCTGCATGGGCGTCGGTGGCGGTGTCGTGGGCGCTGACTGCTGTGGTGGCGGTTCCCTTGGGGTCTGCACCGGTTTGTTCGGCGGTGACTTTATGGGGGTTGCTGTGATTAACGATATGGCTGGGGACGTTGGAGAGGGCGGCGTTGAAGGCGGTCTCCGTGCCGGTGTAGCCTGCTTCTACGGCAGCGGTAAAGGCACTTTTTCCGTTTTGGCCGCTCACACCTGCCGGGCCTTGGGGCCCTTCCGGGCCGGTCTCGCCTTGGGGGCCTTGCACACCTTGGATACCTTGGGGGCCTTGCTTGCCCTGTTTGCCCTCCGGGCCGGTCTCACCCTGCACACCCTGGGGGCCTTGGGGACCTTGGGGGCCGGTGGGGCCTTGGAGCTTGCCAACGGAAGTCCAGTCGCCCTGTGTCTCCGACCAGATGTAGCACTCCCCGTCGGCTTTGACCATGTACATTTTGTCGTTGCCGTTGGGAATGGCGTTTTTCAGCGCGGCAAGGGTGCTGTAAATGTCCTCGATGTAGAGGCTGGTGCCGTCCTTACCGGGGGCACCGGCAGGACCTTGGGCACCGGTGGGGCCTTGTGTCCCTGCTTTCCCCTGCGGACCCTGGGGGCCGGTAGGGCCTTGTTCGCCCTGTTCTCCCTGCACACCCTGTACGCCGGGGATGCCCTGGATACCCTGCGGGCCTCTGGCACCCTGTGCGCCCTGTTCGCCCTGGACCCCCTGCGGACCCTGCGGCCCACGGACAGACACGGCCTGGGGCGCAATGGCGCTGTCCTGGATGGTGAAGGACATGACGCCGTTTGTGTCGATGTTGGGAACGATGCTGGGGCCGGTGGCTCCTCGGTCTCCCTTGTCGCCCTTCACGCCCTGGATACCCTGTTCTCCCTGGGGGCCGGTGTCACCCTTCACGCCGTGGACGATGGTCTTGGTGCCGTCGTCGGAGACTTCGCAGTTGTCAAACTGCATCCGTCCGCGCTGGGGCAGGGTCTCCCCAGCGGGGTTCATAATGATGTGACCGGCAGAACCGGATGCCTGCCAAGTCACGCCGTCCTGGCTGGTTTCCAGTACGCGATCTGCGTTCAGGCGGATGTACTTGAAACCTGCCCCTTCAGGGAGCTGTACGCTCGTCTCCACGCCCAGCGTTTCCAGAGCGGGAAGCAAGGTGGTGTTGATATACTCCTGGATGGTCAAAGCCCCTTCGTCGAACTTCTTCTTCAGTTCGGCAGCAGACAGACCGCCTACGTCGTTGGGTTCGTCGTCCAGCTTCTGAACGATGTTTAAGTCCTTGGTCAGCTTTTCTAAACTCATAGGTATCACCTCGCATAGCCCGTGAATCGTACCCGCATGTCAGCGGACAGGATGGTCACGGTAGTATTGATGGATTCCGTTCGGAAAATCAGCTTGTAAAACACGAACTTCTTCGCCTTGATCTTCAGGCGCTTCATGTGCGGTTTTCGGTTCGGGTTGAAGCTCCACTTCCGAAAATCCGCCCCGGAAAACGAAATCAGGGACGAGACCACGACCTTGTTGGTGTAGGCCGATTTTCGGTCTGTCTGGACGGTCACATAGACTTCACCGTGGGTCTCCGGTTTGATGCCAACCCACAGCATGGCGCTGTACTTTCGCATGAAGTCCTGAGAAAAACTCTCTGCGCCGCTTTCCCAATAGCTTTCGATTTTCTCCCCGTTGTCCGTCCGGTTGGTGTAAGCGATGAGATTCAAGCGTCCCTTGCTGTCTCCGCTATATAGCTTCCCCCGGAAGTTTACGAAGCACGTCACGTCAAAGGCTGTGTAGCAGTACCAGGCGTCGGCAGCGTAGTTGTGTACTAGCGCCCTGTTGTCCGTATTGATGATGTAATACTCTTGGTTGTCGTTGTCATCCCAACAGCGGCAGTGTTCCAGGTCGAAGCCTGCCAGCGTCCCTATGATGCGGTCAGAGATACGCCGTGCCTGCCGCTCGTCAATGGTCATGTTGGCAGAGTAAGAAGAGCTGTTCTTCCACTCATACAAGTCATGCCCGAAGAGCGTTCTCGGAGAGTTCAGCACCAGTTGTGCTTGCCCCGGTGCCACGTTCCCAATGGCCCGGTTCACGGGCGTTGCGTAGAAGGTCGCCGCCGTGGTGTTGTCCACCATCGTGGTCACGCCGTACTGCACGGAATACGTGGAAGTAGACTTGTAGACGATCAACCGGGAGTAGTGCCGAATGAGTGCCGTGATGGGAGTGTTGGCGTCCCCCACTTTCAGGACGTTCATGTCCGGGAAGTAGTCTGCCCTTGGCTTTCCGTCGTTGTCCAGGCCGGAGTAATATGCCTCGTTCGTGCCGTCTCCGTAGAGAAACACGCGGTTGTCGTTGGCTCCGTTGAAGGTCTCTGCATACTTCATGGCAAGCGCCTTGTCCCGGAAGTTCTTCTTGACTTCCCACGCGATTTCAATGGTGTTGATTCCCTTCTCCGGGGCTGTGCTGAAGGTCACAGTCCCCTTTTCCAGGTCAACGGTGTACTTGCTCTTCTCGATCTCAGGCTCATTCTCTGCCGCCTTGTTCTTTACCCAGTCTACAGACTTCAAGTCCTTCTCCGGCAGGGTGAAGGTGGTAGCAGTGCCGTCTGGGGAGAACCAGCAGCGGCGCTTCCCGTTGAGCTTGTTCACCTGCTCATAAGTGGTGCCGCCGCCGCTCGGAACGACGGTAATGGTCACGATAGGCCGGTACCCGTCCACATCCTGAAGTGTTTTTCCGTCCCACTCTTTGTACTGGTTTTTCGCCATGATATAGAGCTTTTCAGAGTAGCCGAAGAAAAACACCGGTTCCGTGGTGTCCAGATCACCAATGGCTTCCCGCTTCCATGCCCCGTCATGGAGTTTCCAGAGCTTTCCGTCGGCAGCGCCGACCAGGTACTCTTTTCCCTTCACGTTGCCAGCCCATAGACCAGCGACTTTCTGGTTCACAGAAGAGGATACCGCCCGGCAGCGCTTCATCTTCCAGGTGTATTCATCCCGTTCTGCGTCATAGGTGCAGGAAACAAGCTGATAGGTGAAGTTCTCGTCATAGCGCCAATAGTATCCTGCGTACTGTTCCGCGTTCTCATAGCTCACAGAGGCCTCGTCCCCGGAGACTTCCAGAAAGCCGTCTGTCGTCACGGTACAGGTTGGGTGCATCCGAAGCTTGCCGGAGACATGTTCATCAACGCGAACTTCTTGCGTGTTGTTGTCCACCTGCAAGGTATAGGCTTGTAGTAAGCCCTTCACCATCTGCTGTCCCGGTCTTCTCTGCAAGTTCCGGTCACGGGTGACTTTGAAGTTCCGAATGACCGATGCTTCCCCCATTTTCAGTTTGGTGTCGCCGTCCGGGTTTTCGTTCAAGCCAAGAAATTCCTGGATACGAAAGACCTTCTCGTCGGCTCCGGTCGTAATTCTCGCCATAGAACATCAACTCCAACGGGAAAAGTAGTTGTATTCGGTGCTTACGCCGTATACGTCGGTGATGCTTTCCGAAGAGCGTGGGAAACCTGCGGACAGTTTATCCCGAAGCTCTTCGTATCTCTGCTGGAAGAACGCCGCTGCCGAAGGGTTCTCATCCAGCAAGAGTTGTGCCGCCAACCCGTAGGGAAGGACGGTCTGACAAATGTAGTCGTCCAGTTGAATGAAATCCGTGAAGTTCTGAATTACATCCACAATGGGGCGCTTTCCTTCCTCTACCTGCTCATAGGTGTCTGAGTAAGGAAACAGCTCCCCACGCAGGGCGTTCAGAATCAGCAGCGTTCTCACCTTGTATTCTCTGGTGTCAGAGGTGTCCGTCTCGCCGCTGGATTCATTCACTTCGTCAATAAGGCCCATAGCAATGTCAAAAACACGCTGGGCGGTGGTGCTGGGCGCAGGCATCGTGTTCCCTCCTTTGGAAAAAGGGGAGGCGCTGGGCCTCCCCCTTGTTTTGTTGAATCAGGCAGTTGCCGTGGAGGACACATAGATGCCCTTGCACTTGGTGTCCAGCACAAAGCTGTCGTAGATATAGCGGCCCTCGACCACGTCACCATCCACGCCCATGGGGTTCTTGTGAACGCGGTAGTTCTTCAGCTTCATCACGTCCACGGTCGCACCCTTGTACTTCAGGATGAAGTTGGTAGCGGCAGGGAAGATGGAGGAAGGAACGGTCACCACGTCCACGCCGTCGATGGTGCCGCGGTAGCCGCGCCGGATGTTCTCAGCAGTCAGAGTGTCAGAGCCGCCCATGACCACGTCAGCCAGCTTGAACTTGAGGAAGGTCAGCTCCGGAATGAACAGGACGCGGCCCGTGGTGGGGACTTTCTCGTCGGACATGGTGGCGTTGGCAGTGAAGATTTTCTCCACGATGTTGGCCTTGGTCAGTACGCCGTCCTTAGAGGACAGAACAGCCTTGCCGGTGGTCAGACCGTTGCCAGCGATCCACTTCTCGAAGCGGTACTTGTCGATTTCGGGGGTGATGACCTCATCGATCTCACGCTTGAGGCACTTGTTGGCCTGCTTGATGTTGAACTGCTCGGAGGCGTTACCGGCGTCGATGGAGAAGGTGAACGCCTTGTCCACCGCCAGGGTCATTTCCTGGGTGGTGTCGCCCAGCTCGGTCAGAGTGCCGAAACGGGCGGTGCCGGTGCGGGTGTAGTTGGTGGTCGGCACGGTGTCCACGGAGTAGATTTTGATCGTCTTGACGCCCGTGAATTCGTAGTCGTGTCCGCAGTAGCGGTCGGTCTTGGAGCCGATGGTGAAGCGCTCCTGAACTTTCTGGGAATACTTCTCAGCAAGATTGATAGCCATAGGGGTTCCTTATCCTTTCCGGCCCCTATGAATCGGGGCCTGTCAGTCGTCCCCGGAATACCAGTCATCGTCAATGGGGTCAGCCTTTTTCTGGGCGTTCCCAGCAGACTTCTGGCTGCCGGTGGAACGTTGTTTGTTGTCCAGATTCTTCTTGGCAGTCTCCAACTCGCTTTTCAGCTGCTCGTTTTCTGCTGCCAAGTTTTTGGCTGTGAATCGTGCGTAGGAAGAAACCAAACTTTCCCCTTCTCGAAGCATCGTCTCCCAAACCTCCTTGGGAATATCGCTCATCTTCACATCGGGGAACGCACGCTGAAACGCGGCGTTGTCCGCGTCAATGCGCTGTCTCTCTTCCAATTGTGCCTGCTGTTCTCTCTGCGCGTTCTGCCTCTGTGCGTCAAATGCCTGCCGCTCTCTGTCCAGTTTCACGCGCTGAAGGGCAACGCTCTTGTCGATGCCCTCTCTGCCTGCCAGCAGTTCCGCTCTTGTGGCGTCTATCAGGTCTTCAATGCTCATGTTGCTGGGCGCTGCCAGCTCAGTCAGGAAGCCTTCCAGTTCTGCCACGCGCTCTTTTGCCGTGTCGCGTTCGCCGCGCACATGGTCATAGTCCAAGCCCTTCTGTGCCAGGACAGTAGCTTCTTCACGATTCACCTTCGTGATCTCGCCGAATCGCTTGAGTTCCATGAAGGGCTGGTCTTCCCCTTCCTTCGTCTCTTCGCTCTTCTGCTCGTCCGAAGTGCCTTGTTCCCCTTCCTGCGGTTCCTCTTCCTTCGGCTGGTCTGCTTCCGGTTCGGGTTCCTCGGCAGGGGGTTCCTGCGTTCCTTCGCCCGTTTCGTCTGCCTGCACGTCGCTCAGATCGATATCATCAAAGAAAGCGTCGTCGTCATAGTTTGACGTGGTACCCTCGCTCAAAGCGGTGGTATCCACGGCCTCAGGGGCGTTGTTCATTGCAGTTTCGTTCATGGTTTTATCTCCTTCTTGGCTATGGTCGGCCAAATATAAGTTGTTTCTTACAGGTATCTAAACCCGGTTCAGCCGGGGTTAGAGCAGATTCAAGCGGCCCAGGATGGTCACGACCTCGTCTCGCTTCATGGGTCGTTCCGGCCCTTCGCCGTTGATGATGCCTTTTTCCGTTGCCTTGGCCCAGTGGCCGTCTGTTCGGCTCCACACGGGTTCCAGCATCGTGTCAGCGTAGTTCATAGCCTCAGTTAAGATGCCGTAGCACATCTCAGGCGTTAGCTGCTTCAGGAGCTTTTCAATGTCCATTTCCTCTTCCTCCTTCCCTGCCAGAATCTCGTTGACTGCACTTGCAATCTTTGGGTGTAGGTTATACAAGAAGTCGCCGGGACAAGCCTTGTTCGCTGTCCATCGGTGGACGACCATGTTCTGCTTGTCCCACTGCCCCATTAAGGACTTATCGCCCTTCCAGAGCAGTTTAGGAATCCCGTTGCGCTGGCAAATGTCAGCCAGCAGTTTTACAAGGGCTTCGATTGCCGCCGTGTTCACCAGGTAGGGAGCCACATTGTCACTCGCAACTTCGATGGTCACAAGCTGGTGGTCGATTTTGTTTGATGTACACCAGGCGCGGTTCTCTTCGCCGCACACTTGAGCAATAGAACCATCGCCGCCAACGACGTAGTGACAGGAAGCGCCGTTCTTAGGGTCGCGCTTGATAAAGCGGCTCATATCCGCAAAGCGTTCTGCCGGGAGGTCTTTGCCGCCTGCGGTGCAGTGAATGGCTACACCTTTGATAGTGCCTCGTCTCGGCTTTGTCACGTTGGGCGAAAGTCGGACGTAGGTGGGAAGTCTGGAATTACTCATTCTGCTTTACCTCCGGCAGACCTGCGATTGAGGTCAGAATAGACACGATACCGGCTAAGACAGCGGCAGAAGCCACCATCGGCCAGGAAACGTCACTCAGCACAACACCGGCACCGATACAGCCGATTGCCGTCTGTGCAATGGTTTTCACGGCACGAACCGCCGCCGCACAAGCCCACGCTTTCCAATTTCTCATTTCCTCACCTCCTAACCGGTTACAATGGGCAACCGCTCCACCTCGTCCATGATGGTGTCCAGGTGTCCGTTGCCACCGAGTGCTTTATAGGTTCTGTGCATCTCCTGGATGTTCTCTTTGTCTTCCAGAGTGATGCCGCCGGCATCGACATACCGTCTGCCAAGAGAACGCACCCGGTCTATCATCAAGACTTTCTGTGCTGCTGCTAGTGCATTCAATTTGTCATCTTCTTTGTCTTTCTTCATCCAATGCCGGTTCAGAAGGGCTACCACAATGGCAGAAAATCCGCTCGAACCAAGCACGATGCCGATGATTTTCAGAATGGGTTCCATCACACCATCCCCTCTGTCGTCCCGGTTGCGTTCACCTTGCGCTGTAAGGCAGAGTATCCGCCGCCGGTGGGAATGTCAGGCTTCTCTTCTGGAGCCGCTACGGGCGCATTTCCTGGGTCTTGCACACCCTGCATAGCCTGCTGTGCCTGCAACTGTGCCGCCTCCTGCTGCTTCATCTCCTGCACCAGCTCACGTCTGGCAGGAATGTAGCCGTCCGGGATTCGTTCCAGATACTGCGTGGTGCTGATTCGTCCCATCTTGAGCAGATTGTCCAGCGTCTGGATGGAAGCGATCTCCGAGTAGTAGGAGCTTGCACCAACGTCAAGCCGCATTGCCATCGGAATCTTTTTCAGCACGGAAAAGTCAAACGGCAATGGCACTTCGGGAGGCGGCTGCTGTCCAACGAACTGAAACGCCTGCTCCACCTGCTGTGGGGTATCCACGTCTACAAAACGCTTTCCGTAGTAGGCACCCATGAAGTCGATATAGATGCGGTACAAGTCCTCAATGCTCTTGTAAAGGTTCTGCTTCGTCAGCTCAGAGGGCGTGGAAGCCGCTCTCTGCAAGGCGATGATTGCCGACGTATTGTCCGGTCTGGTATCACCCAGCGCCACGGACGTCGCACCCAAACTTTCCTCTGTCTGATTTACTGCCAGTTCGATGAATTGGGAAATCTGGGGGGAAATGGTCGCCGGGTCGATGATTCGTGCCACGTTGTTCACGTCGCCGCCGTTGATGCCAATGGCCGCCCCAATGCGGTTGTCCCACTTGGAGACCCGCGTCTTGTCGTAGACGATCTTCGGGAACGCTGTTGTCATCAGGGACAGCATGGACATGGCGTAGGTCTTGTTGATAAAAATCTGGTTGGGAATCAGACCGGTAATCATGGCTTGCCCGTGATAGCAGTCCTGCACATAGTCCCAGTTCAGCCAGGTAATGGGATATCGGGACAGCTTCAAATCCCACGCTTCCCGCACCAGAGAAGTCCTGGTACTCTCACAGCCCCAGATGTGGCCTGTCTCTTCATCTCGCCACAGCAGCAGAAGAACCGTCACTTTGTCGTCAGTTTGTTTTACGTCGTCCAGGTAGGTGTCAGAGCTGTCCGGCTGAATCAAGTCCCACGTCTCAATGCCGTTGGCTTTAGCCTTGCGCTTTGTGTGGCCCACGATCTCACGTTTGGAAATCAGGATATAGGGCTGATTCTGAACGAGACGGTCATTGGGGTTCCCAAAGAAAACCTGCGTGTTTTCCAGAATCTCCGTGACGATCTTCCCCTTGGCCTGCTGGCCTGTCTCTGCGTCCGGGTCCCAATAGGTGTAAGTACACCCATCCCCATCCACAGCGGCGTTTCTCGCGTACTCTCGCATGAGGGAAGAGATATTCAAATGCTCGGTCAGACTGTCCAGTTCCTCATTGACAATGCGGACCGGCGTGGCAAGCTCTTCCGTGGCAGGGGTGGCCGCCAGCGGGGTCGCATTGACCTTGATGTTGTCCGACGTGATAGAAGCCACAGTGAACAGCGCTACTCGCTTGAGGATGTTGAACACAGGGGTAGGCAAGCCGTTCGAGATAACACCTTCCCACTGCTTGCCGATGAAGAAGTTCTCGTTCACGCGGACGGTCTCATTGAGGTTGATGTTGCTGTTGAAGAGCATCCCGCGCTCATACATCTTCCACACGGCGTCCGGGGTCAGGGTGATTCCTTTTGCGCCGAATAGGTCAAGCCCCGCTGTGTTCGGGGTCTCAGTCTTCGCTTTCTTCAAGGTTCTTCACCGCCTCCCGTGCTACGCTCGCGTCGTAAGACATAATGTTGTTGATGCCGCTGAGCATCCGCTCTTCTCGCTGGTCCAGCGCCTTGCGGTCTTCCATGTACTCTTCCAGCTTTTCCAGATCGAGAACGAGCTTGTTCACAAGTTCAACATTTCCGTCAACATCCGCCGTAAGAGAACGAAGCCGCCGGAAAAGCTCGTCAATTTTCTTGTCCGCTTTGGACTTAGAAAGCAACAAAACAGCCACTTTGTCGGTTAACTTACCGATCATCAGTTCCAGCTGTCTGATTTTCAGCTCAAGCAACTTCTTCAAATTCAGAGCGGTTGCCATGAAAGCAAAGAACACGACCAGTAAGCAGACATAATACAGCTCCATTGTTTCCTCCTTATCCAGCGCCGAGATACCCGGCAGTCACTTCCCCGCCGGTCATGTATCCTGCGTAGTCTTCCGGCGCATCGTCCTCTTCGTCGTCCCAGAAGACAGGCTCCTTCTCTTGAATGGCTTCTGCCGGTAACACACGACTTACGCAGTAGTAGCGCACACCGTCGACCGTGTGGGTCACCTCGTGCGGGTCTTTGGCGCAGTCGTTCGGGTTCTTCTCGTCCGCCTGAATGTCCTGAATATCCCCGATAGCACCCTTGCAGGTGTTGAAGAACAGCAGGCCAGGCAGCTTATCAGGAACCGTGCCGTCATCCCGGCGGAACATAGCCTGCACATGTGGGTCACGCAAAGGATAGGGAGCCATAGCTTCCTTCATCATCATGTGGCCCTGAACGCGGTTGTTATCCGCTTTGATAAGACCAACCTGGTTCAGCATGAACACCTCCGCCATGGTCTTGCCGGTGTCCTTCTGCCTGCTCCACATATCCGGTGGCGCATAGGTGGCCGCGATATGCTCACCCGGAAGGGTCAGTTCATGTATTTTGTCTGCTGCTTCCTTGACGATCAGGCCCTTGTGAGTGAACTCCCGGTAGCACCAGGAACGTCCATCCTCATCCACCGCCCACCAGTAACACGCGAACATGTCAAGGCCGTAGTCGAAGCTCCGGTATCTCTGCCAATGGTCAGGAATCTTGAAGGGCTTTACCACATGGGTAGCTGCCGAAAACTCCGGGAAGTAGTTGCCGCCAATTGCGTTCCAATCGCCATAGCGGTAAGCCTTTCGCTTGTCTTCCGGCATATTTGCCAGCATCCGAACATAGCCGGGAGAAGAAGCCATCAGGTGATAGTTGTCTTCCACCGTGGCAGGAATGAAGCTGTAATCATCCGGGTTCTCATTCTCTTCCGGGTTGTCCGAGTTGAGCTTGAAGTCCCGGTCAACGAAGAGCCGCTTCACCCATCTGTGTCCAACACCACCAGGGTTACAAGTTAGGTACATCCGCTTCGGGAACTCATTGACACCACGAAGACAGCCGCCCAGGAAGTTGAACGCTCTCTCAGAAAACTGCGTTGCCTCGTCAATGAAAATCCAGTCGTATTCCAGACCGTTGTATTCGTCCTCAGAAGCATCTCCGGCCCAGTGGCCGAACTTGATGGTCGAGCCGTTGTGGAAGGTCATAAGGTGCGTTGTGGCGTTGTAAGAAGCTGCTTCACGCGGCACCATCTTCACGATAGGTCTGATATGGTTTTCTTCTACAATTTTGTTATCGCAAAGGCTTTTTATCCTCTGCTTCTAGCCCTTTCGGGTAGTTCGGCATATCTCTCTCCCCCTCTGGGGACCCGCTCTCGTGGGTGTGTCACCTGTTCTAGGTCCTCACCTATGCTCTGCGGCTGGACGGCATCCCTGCCGGCCTTCACCTCTGATTAGCCTGTCTGTAAATCGTTTGCGTAGATTGGCGTCGCAGCTAATCCACTGGCAATTCTCCGGGCAGTAATCACCATCCGGGTCGATGCGGTCAATGGAAAGAATCTCCTTGTGTGGAGTGTCCTTCGGCTGCTCGTAGTACCCATGTTCATAAGCCCAGGCCCGGAACGCAGCGTAATCGTCTTTCCACTCGTCACAGACCTTGATTCCCTTCATGGAGTAGTTCTTTCTGTGCTGCGCCTTGTTGTAGTAACAGCGTTGCTTCATGGCGTACCAAATCGTATAGAGCCGTTCCTTCTTGGAGTAGCCGTGCTTCGTGTTTCGTTCCCTGGTACACTCAGCTTTCAAGCACCCGCAAGAACGTGTCTTCCCTTTCACAAGGTCAGTACCGACTACCAGCGTCGTCATGCCGCAATCGCAGGAACACAGCCACTTACCAACAGCCTTTCTCTTCCCGTTGGGAAGGACCTTGTGCTGCAACTGATACTCAATGACGGTCAAGCGCCCAAAACGCTGGCCTGTCAGCTCGTGTCTACGCATATATGAACCCCCTCTGGCGTTATTTACAGATTTAGCTTCCCAGCTTTTTAGCAGGTTTCTAACGTGTATTCCTACACGCCGGAGCAAGAAGTTTACTCAGGATAAGTGCGACGCATAATCAGAATCCTGATTCCCGGATTCGTAAAAGCGCCTCCGACAGCTTTGATTCTGACGCTGTGTGTTTTGCCACCGCCCTTAGCACCGCCGTAAGCTGTATAGGTTGTTCTCGATAGGTAAAACAACCTCTGCTTTGCATTTGCTTCCCCAGGGTCCCAGACGATTTCCTTCTTCCCCTGCCCCCGGTACATTCTTCTCTTTGCCACGAACTCACCCCATTTCAGGCAACAAAAAAAGGGCCAGCCACCTAGAAATTTCTTTCTAGGTAACTGACCCCATTCGGCCCATCCTACCCACCACTTAGAGTAGGGTTATTCACTTCTCTGTGGTGCAAACAACCTTTCTGTGTGTCTGCACCACCTTGACACTGTTGTTCTTTCCCGGAATGACCTCTACCCGGTCTCCCCTGGAAAGTGCTGCCTCAATGGCAGCGATCACCTTTGCATTAAGAGAAACCAAGTAGAGCATCCCCTTTCTTATTCGGCGCGAGGAGGAGGATTTGAACCCCCGCAGGCTATATAGCCCCTAGCGCATTTCAAGTGCACCCTCTTCAACCAGCCTTGAGTATCCCCGCATATAAATGCCCTACCAGAATTGCACTGGCGCTCTTGTCCCAAAGAAAGCTGCTATTTACGGGCCGCAGCTTATCACATAGGAGGGCGGTAGAAACCAATGAAAAGACCGCACCGAAAGGAGCCAAACTCTAGGTCATGCCCTAAAGCCCAGCACATGGCCCGTCTTTCCGGGCTGTCAGCCTGCTTCTGGTCGTGGCATGATTTTGTACCTGCTATCCAAGAGTGTGCCCAAACCGAATAGCAAACCACGCTCGCATATCGCAGACAGCTGAAAAACAGAGATAAGAATGGAAGCGAATTTCACTTCCTTTCTGTTCTGTATTTTCGCCCTCCCTGGTGAAGAAGGGCTGCTGGTACCCAGTAGAGGAATTGAACCTCTAAACACAACATGCCATATCGTGTCCGTAACCTTACACTAGGTATAGTTGTTTATAATCTGTATATGTGTCGAGTTCCCTGTTCTATATTTCAGAGTGGCTTTTCTGAAATGGTGTCCCCCGTTTTTCTGGGGTATGGTTTTCGTGAGAGGTATGTTTGGAGGGTTGCTCTCAAGAGTGTGTGTAGTCTATACAGGGGCCGGCCGCCAGAGGAGCCGCCCTTTTTCTGCCACACCCTCACTGTTTGGTAGGGGGGTGGTAGGGGTCCCCCCTATATAGTAGGCACGCACACCCCCGCGCGGGCGCGGGGCCACGCGCCCCCCGGCCCCCACCCCCCAGGCCCAGGCCCGCGCCCGTGCTGGTGGTGGTGTGCCTGCTGTGCTGGTGTGTGATAGCCTGTCAAATTCCTGTCAAATCAGGAGAAAACCCTTATATATCAATGTGTTAGCTATGCCATAATAGCAGAGAAGCACAGATACATACATATATAATGTACCTGTGCTATCACTTGAACGCATCCGCGCCACCCACACCCTGAATCTTCAGAGTAATGGTTGCGCCCTGATCTCCTGTATTAATTGGGCTATCGGTATAGCCGCCGTTTTTGCTTTGTTTGAGTTGGAATATAGCAGCCGTGCCGGCTTTGGGATCGTGTTCCAACATAGTAAGAAGCCGGTGCTCCCGGAATTGCTGCAGCCTTTTTAGTGGTGCATCGTATCCGTGATATGTGTCCCCCTTCTCCCCACCCCGTCCATACCTTTCCAGCGTTGCGGGGCTTACCTGAAGGAATTTACACAACTCAAAATCAGTGGGGATAAGCTCTTCTTTTTGGCACTTTTCAATAAATTGTGTAATGAAAAGGTCCAATTTTTGTGGAGAATCAATCTTTTTCTTGTTTGCCATTGATTTCATCTCCTTGCTTAAAATGTTTTATATATTTGAAAGTATACAAATCTTAATCCTGCTTTGGTAAGTCAAGTATACCACATGTAATCAAAATAATCAAGAGGAATACGAAAGGTATTATTAGAGAATTTAATGGAAAGGGCCTGTTACCATCAGGGAATTTGATGGATTGAAACAGGCCCTTTTCTATACTCTTATATATACTTATATGCTCTCTGTGCCCTCTGGTGTGGGCTGTGCGGCGTCCTGGTGCTGTGCCATAAAATCATCTACTGCTGCCCGGAAAACCGCGTTGGGCGTGGTTCCTGCGGCTTTGCAGGCCGCCTTGAATTCGTCCGCTGCATCCCGCCGCATTTTACAGCCTAATACCGTGGTGGCCTTGGCTATGTATTTGTTGTTTGCCCGTCGCTTTGCGTCCGTAAGCGTCATTGGTTCACCCCCTAGATTCAGTATTTATATTGTACCATACCCCGTCAAGGTTTAACCATGTACAAATTGCCTAAATACATGGTTTAACCTTTGTCTATTCCGTCTATTGCAATCCATGGTTAAACCATGTATTATAAAGCCATCAAAGGGAAACACCCCAACGGACAGCCCGACAGGGCGGAAAGGACAAACACCATGAAAAAGATCATCGCTTGCATCTGCATCGCACTCGCGGCCTTCGCCGCCGGACACCTCGCCACGATCTACACGCTGGAGATCGAGACAGACGGCGACGGAGACAGCGCCATTGTTACCAGCTTCGGCCAGGAGCACTTCTACGGCATCAACGGCTACGAGATCGGCTAACTCTCTTCCGGGCCTGGGCGGTGTCCCACAAAACGCCGCACCCCATAAATCTAAAAACACAGGAGGAAATAATCATGTTAAAAATCTTTGTGAATACCTGGGGCAACTACAACAGGAACGGCGCAGAAGGCGGAGAGTGGCTCACTCTCCCGATGGAAGAAGAAGAACTCGATGCTAACCTCTCCCGCATCGCTCAGAAAATGGGCGATAACTCCCCTGAGTGGGCCATCCACGATTACGAATGGGACAGAGGCTTTTACTCTCCCATCGGTGAGTATGAGAGCATCTCCCGCCTCAACGATATGGCTCGCGACCTCGCAGACATGGACGAGTACGATTTAGAGAAGTTGGACGCGATGATTGAGGCGTTCAGCTACGACCCAGCGGAAGCTCTTTATCGGTTCGACGAATACACCTACTACAACGGCCAGACACTCCGAGAGGTAGCGGAAGAGCTTGTAGAGGAGTGCTACGACATCCCAGAAATCGCACTTCGCTACTTTGATTACGACGCTTTTGCAAGAGATTTGGAATTTGACGGATACACAGAAACCAAAAACGGTGTCCTTGCTTGTTAATAGCCGAAACGCCCCTTCCGGGCGTCTGCCGGAAATAGCCTACCGGCACTGATGAGGCAGGCTAAACACAAGATCAGGAGGATAAATACCATGAAAACCTATTATTTCCCCGACAATGAACACTACGACGCCTTCTTCGGCGCTTATACCCCTATCTGCGTAGACCTAGCCGAGTTGGAGCGTCTGGCCCGTGACTGGGAGATCGACCTCGACGAACTGCTAGAGCAAATGCACGAGGCCGGAGACGGCGAGATCGCCGAGTACGGCGTTTTTGATAGCTGAAACATCCTTCAGGATGTCCGCCGGGATTGCAAAACCAAGAAATCCCTGGTAAGATTAAAAAACGGAGGTAACAGAAATGAAAAAGAATATTGAAAGAATTGTCGTGACAGACCGGTCCGACTATGACCCCAACCTTTGCTGTACCGGCGGCAGGTACGCATACTACACGGAGTACACAAAACAGGATGACGGTCTGTGGACCGTTAGCTATGCAACAAGTGCAGATTTCGAGTTCTGTTCTTGTTGCGGCAGGTTCGGCTGCGACGAGTGCGACGAGTACGAGCGCATCTCGACGAGCGAGATGCTAGAGCGTCTCGCAGAGGACGCGGCCCAGGATGGTGTTACTATCGAGTGCTACGACTCCTACCCGGAGCAGGATGATAAACTCATCATCCGGGTTGACGAATAAAAAACGGAGGTTTCTACCATGAAAAAAGTAAATGAGTTTTTCTCCAACATCGACCATCTTCCGCTGAGCAAGCGCAACGCGCTGCGGGATGAAGCAAAAAGCACCTTCTTGCAGGTCGAGCACCCTAGCACCTACGCCCACTTCTTTAGTTGCTTGCCCGAAGCTATCCCGGAAGAGTTAGAAAGCCGCTGCTATTTCGCAGCCTGCCTCCACTGCTTGTGGCCGGTTGGCACCACCAACCGCCTGCCGGTAGAAGAAATCCTGTGGAATATAGCAAGGAAAGATGCGCAGAAGCAGAAGAAGCTGGAGCACGATTTGAAAATCCTGCTTGATTACCAGTGGGGAACCGGCGACATCCTGCCTGGTAAAATCTATCACCTTGCCAAGATTTTCAAAAATGAGGGCTATGCTATCGACTGCGCCGCTCTGCTGGACGATCTGATAAACTGGGACGACATGAAACAAACCGTGCAACTTAAATGGTCTCGCGCTGTTTACATGAAACCGGGCACAGACGGAATTTTATATTGCTGACGCCCCTAGACAGCCCAGGAAGGATATGTTGAAGAATGAGGCCGGGCCGGGTACTGGTTTTACCCGGCCCGATCATTTTCGTGGCCCCACGAAAATGGTAATGAAAAGGAGGATGCTTTATGTACTATTATCCATTTAAGTACGACCAGATTAAACATCGTTGGCTCTGCATACGTTCCGCTATGCGTATAAACGTGGAGACCTGCGAGAGAGCCCTTTCAAGAGCACACGGGCGCAAACGTGATTACATAGTGCGTGCATATAACAATGCAAACGATAAAATAGATGGGTGCATTGATGGTTTCATCGATTTCTTTTTCCGCTACGTACACCCCGATTTTTGGAAGGGCGAACCATGGGAAGAGGATATGAAAAATTTTTATAGCATATACGCAGGCATTGATGAAGATGAACCCGAGTTGTTTTAATTCGCCCACTAGACAAACCACGAAACTTGTCGTATAATGTGGCTGTAATCCTTCGCAGGATTCAGCGCGACAATCCCCCTTCCCGGTTATCAGGACCGAGAGGGGGGATACCTTTTTGACAGAAATTTGACAGGCCGGAATAGGTTATTATGGGTAAAAATAGGGCATTTTAAGGCACAGAAACAGCTCAAAAACGGCCCATAAATAGGCATAGAAAAACCCGCAAACCGTTGGCATTCAATGGCTTGCGGGTTTTCGGTTGTTTGGATTCAGAGTTTCGCCTAATCAAGACACGACGACATATTAAAACCCCTTATTTATCAACGCTTTCCTCGTTTTCTACATCATCCTGACAGAGAAATTGATTCAGCCTCTCCGTTGCCGCTTTCTTCTGCCGTTTCCGAATATGCGTATACACGTTAAGCGTGGTTTGTATATCCGCATGTCCGAGAAGATCTTGCATATCCTTCATTCCAACGCCAGCTTCATATAAAATCGTGGCGTAATAGTGGCGAAGTTGGTGAGATGTAACAGTCACTCTCCATTTGTCCAACCCGCGCAGTTTCTTTTTCCCCTCCGGCTGTTCTTTCTCTTCTGCCAACCCCGCAGAGATGCACCACCGTTTCCATGCGCGGTGATACTCATTTGCTGTCATATAGCCGTTTTTCCCCTTAAATATCATCCCGCTTTTGTTGCGTGGAAGCCTTTGCTTCAGTGGTTCCAACAGGGATATTTCCCGTTCTCCTGCATCCGTTTTCGGCGTTTTCACGCGCGGGATACCATTGATAAATTCAACGGAATGTTTCACACTGATCAAATTTTTCTTCCAGTCGAAATCTTCCCAGCGCAGGGCCAGCAGTTCGGCGCGGCGCATCCCAGTAAACGCCTGGAGCAGCGGAAACAGCCCAAATCCTTCACCACCAAATGCCGCCCGCACCTTATCCATTTGTTCGTCTTCCGGCGGCTCCCTAGTCCCTTTTGGCAGGTTTCCGGGTAGCTTTGCAGATCGCGCTGGGTTGTATTTAATCATACGCTTCAAAATAGCGTAATCAAAAATCCCGTTCATCACGTTCTTCCGCTTAGACACAGCACTAAACCCCAACCCCTTCGCCGCTGCGCTCTTTAAAAAGTCCATGATCTCATCAGCGTAAATGTCACCAATGTTTCGCCCGGAAAACCAGTCCTTCGCTTCGCGCAGAGAGGGCATGTACCCGTGTTCCGTGTTCCAGCCGACCTTATCCACTTCTATCTTAAAATTGAGCCATTCGTCCGCCACCGTCTCAAACAGCACAGCCTTCTCCTTGGCTTCCTCTTCGGCCCGGCTCCACTCCGCCATTTTCCGCCTAACTTCCTTTTGAGTTTTTCCGTAGAAGTATTTGGGTTTCGCCATCCCCGGCAGCTTCACTTGCTCCTGCCACCGTCCGTCTTTTCGTTTGATCATTGCATTTACCTCCTAGTTGTGATACACTAGAGGGGTATCCATACCAGATACAACCCCCATAGAACCGTCCAGACCTGCGTCAACTCCTGGGCGGTTCTTCCCTTTTGTCTATCAGCTCCCAGTTTCTACCTTTTCTGTTGTTCCTGCGTGGTATCCTATCCCTGGTGACTGTATCACAGCCTCCGCAGGAAGGACCGCGTATAATGGAAGCAGAAATGGAGGGAACCAATGAACCTTGATCTAGTCGCACGGCATTTAGATGCCACCAACAACCCGCGAGAGGTGCGTTCACTTCTCGCTCTGGCTATCCCAAAACGCATCCATCATGGTAGCAAGGCCGACCAAAAATTTAGCCTGGGCGGGAGTGATATCCTCTCCCCGCCGTATCCACCCCCGTTCTACAAGTAAGTCTTCCAGCCACTCCCTCGTGCTCTTTTCGGGCACGGGGGAATTTCTTTTGTACACGTCCGTTTCTTCGTCTATGAAGTCGTGGATGTCGATTCCAAAATGAGAACAGATTGCTTGTATATACTTTATCCTCGGTGTTTTCTCTCCTTTCTCCCATGTGGAGACAGCTTTGTTCGATGCCCCAGCTATCTTTCCAAGTTCTTCTTGTGTTAGATCATATTCGCTTCGTAAGCGAATGATCTTCTCTGCTATTTTCATTGGTTTTTCACCTCGCCTATACTATACCACTATTGATTCTACTTTTCAACAAAAAAATCTTCTTTTTCTTCATTTTGTACTTGACATTCTACTTTGGTGGAGTTATACTAGACACAACAAAGGAGGTGAGCAACCTTGCAATTCACCGTAAAACAGGCCAGAAACCATGCGGGTCTGACCCAGGCATATATGGCGAAAGTCCTTGGAGTTAATAGAGGAACCTACTCCAAGCTAGAGAAAGACTTGTCGCTTATCACTGTGGGCCAGCTCTGCAAAATCTCACAAGAAACCGGCATCCCCATCCACGATATTTTTGTACCTTGTGATTCCACTTTAGTGGATTCTGCGGAACGAAAGGAGAACTTATGACAGACCTGCAAACCTTTAACAGTCCTGAGTTTGGACTGATTCGCACCACAGAGGTAGACAACGAGCCTTGGTTCGTTGGAAAAGACGTGGCGGCCGCTCTTGGCTACAGTGACACCTCTGATGCCTTGAGGCGACACGTTGACGGAGAAGACAAGCTGACCCGGTGTTTCACCGTGTCAGGTCAAAGCCGCGAGATGTACATCATCAACGAAAGCGGCCTGTACAGCTTGATCCTGTCGAGCAAGCTGCCGACGGCTAAGAAGTTCAAGCGCTGGGTGACTGCCGAGGTCCTTCCGGCCATCCGCAAGAACGGCGGGTATATCGCCGGGCAGGAGGCCATGACCCCCGAAGAACTCATGGCAAAGGCCCTTCTCATGGCGCAGAAGACCATTGCGGACCGTGATGCACGAATCTCAGCCTTGCAAGTTGAGGTTGCCGTCGCACAGCCCAAGGCCGCCTACTTCGACGAGCTGGTTGACCGCAACCTGCTTACCGGCATCCGCGAGACGGCGAAGGAGCTTGGTATCAATCAGAAAGTCTTTGTAGATTTCCTGCTGAACAAGAAGTACCTGCACCGGAGCAAGAGCGGCAAGCTGACCCCCACTGCTGGCAGAGGGGACGGCCTCTTCGAGATGAAGGAGTGCTTCAATGAAAAGACCAGTTGGGCCGGCACTCAGGTCATGGTCACGCCCAAGGGCCGTGAGACGTTCCGTCTGCTGTGTCAAGGCATGTAAAAGGAAGACCGCCCAGGTTTCCCTAGACGGCCTCCTACGGTGGTTATTCGGTTGGCGGGTGACAGCGGCTACAAGGCGTGTAACCGTCCTCTACGGCCTCTGAGAGTGTTGTCTCTATCTTGCTTTGTCTCAGGTAAGAGCAACTCTCTCTGTGGTACTTCTCCCCTGTCCTGGTCACGTAGACGATGATCTCATCACTGGCACTTGATGAGGTTTCAGTTTCGTCCAGGTCTCCGGCGGAGCAGGTGTCCTTCGCGTTGGTGTCGTAGCTCGGTTCTGGTTCCGGTTCTGGTTCCTCTTTTGGTTCCGGTTCCGTCTCCGGTTTCTCTGTTTCCTGGTTGCCAAGAAGAGCGTTCTTCTCTTCCGTGAGTTCCTGGACCTGTGCTTTCAGGTTTGCAACAGCGGTTCCGTATCGCTCTAGTTCGGTTTGCTTTTCTTCGAGTTTAGCAAAGTAAACATCTTGGTTATTCTCGCCGACATACTCACCGGCAGCGAATCCAGCCCAAACCGCGATAACCATCGCGACGACGATCACAATGACATGCCACGCTTCCCAAACTCTCTTGGGTTTCTCTGGTGTTTCAACAGACTTGTTTTCGTCTTCCATACCTATCCACCCCCTTCCTGAACCCATGATACCAGATTCAGGGCCGACATGCAAGAAAGGAGGGCCAACATGCCCAGAGAATTGCCCGGTTTCCGGGACCAGCTGGAAGACATTCTGTCCTTCAGTAACGGGAGCAGAATCTTGACAAAAGAGGAAGTCCAAATCTACACCGGCAAAAGTAGAAACTGGTGTGAGAAGTATCTCTCCGTTGGAAAAGGCGGCATCACCGCCCACGTACTTGCCAGAAAGTTGGTGAGCTTATGAGCGATTCCGGGCACACTTCCCGAAAACCTGGGCGAAATCAGCGCTGGGACGTGAACGCGATCCGCTGGAACGCTGTTGCAGGTACCGACCGCAAGCACACCAAGGGCTGTGAGGGATGCCGCTATCATGACTATTACGGGGATTGTATTTACATCCTCGTAGAGGGCCACCGAAGAGGCGTCCCCATGAAACCAGGCGGCGGATGCAGCAAAAAGACCGTGGGCAGAGCCAAGAGTGGGAAGTTTATTCTCACCGACACCCAGAA